ATCAGCAGCTGATAAGATTACATTCTCATCAGCTAGAAAAGCCAAGCGGTTTCTGAACAACTGTAAATTCTGGATCTTGCTGCCAATAAAACTAGGATCAGGAGCAGTCAAGGTATCCCCTGCTACCCGACCAGCCCAAGTAAATGGTTCGAAAGTAAAGGTGCCATTGGAATTACGAATTAATACATGCGGCATAGTTGCTGCATCAAATAGATACGGGATGCCAGGGCCTACTGTTTCTCTCCAGATGCCATGGCCAAACCCACTGCCGGTATTAGCTTCAAATTTAACGTAGTAATCATCAAGGCCCGTAGATTTACTGCCTAAGATCTTTACTGTAAAGCCATGCTCAGCAATAGTTGGCAAGTCTGACAAGGTATCAACAGTGCCTTTAATAGCTATGGTCATAGCGCCGTTGCGCGTATCTTTAGACGACAAGGTATATGCACCACCGTCGTTCTTAGTAATGCGCACAATGTAATCAGTTTGAGTTGCTACAAATGCGGCATTAAAAGTACCGTTGGCATTTAAACTAGCGGCTAAGTTAGTGGCGATAGTTACATTACTGGGTACGTTGCCACCGCTGTTAGCAGTAGTGTCACTTACGGTTACGCCATTAACAGTGATGCTATAAGTAGTTGCATAATCAGCAGTCTTAATGAACACCATGCTTTTGGTGCCCCAGTTGGGTGATGTTGACGCTGACATCGCCACTGTCTTTTCGCGATTTACAATGAAGGTATAGTCAGCGACAGAAGCAACGCGAAATATTTGGCTAGGCTCACCTGTTATATCAAGGTAACTAAATCCGCCAGCAGCAGTAACAGTTTTAACAGAACCGTCTAAACCAAATACTTTAAGCGTGGCATCTTGGATCATCACCAAGTATTTAATCGTGCCATCACGATCAACAATATGGGTGAAAGGACGACCAGCCCCTGCACTACCAGCAAATAACTTGGCAATGTGATAACACGGTGGTCGCTTCTTTAACCCTTCAACTGGGCTGGGTAAACAGTTGACTACAGTTTCAGCTTGTGACGCTAAGCGCAATGCAGCTGGTTGCTGGCTAACGCCATTGATCAGGTTAGGGATAGAGCTGCTGATCAGTGGCATGACTATTGACGGCGAAGGGCTCTGCTAGGCATGTACGCCATTGTGACACCACTATGGTTGGGATTGCCACGTAACATGCTGTGGTCGTTGACGACAGTCTCCTCGTCCAGGAACAGGGCCTTAGCCTCCATCTCTGCTGTCAGGTTTATCTTAGTCAGATCCACGCTACCGAGGATCGCTTCTTGTAACTGACGGCCAGCCTTAATGGTGATGTACTGCCGTGCATGTTCAGGTAATTCTTCCCATTCAAGGATGATGGTCAGATCTACATATAAGTCTTCGTCAAATACATAGGTGTTATTGAACCTGTCGTATAGCCTGCCACCACGTTGGACTATATCAAGTGCTGGGTAACGGTAAGGATCTATTACCACTCGGCTGATGTTAGGGCCAACAGCAATTTGATTAGTTGATGCGTCGCGTTGCAATAGCTTTTCACGGTCAGTATTAAACGACCAGCCTTCTGATTGCAACCTGCGGCTTACATCATTCAATGAGTCTTGAGCTTGTAAGGCTAAGCCGTACTGCCCATTGAGGCTATTGACTGGGGCTTCCCCCATCATTTGCAGTACTCGATTAACTGCTTCCAAGAAGCTAGTGCGAGCCATTGTCATGGTGTTACTCCAAAAAAAATGGGGGCGGTTGTGCCCCCATTGTGACTGTTAAAAACAGATAGGTCTAAGACACAGCCCAGTAGATTTCAACGGCGCAGTCAGGGCGTAATACACCAGAACCACATGCCATGGAAGCAACCATAAAGGTGCCTTGCCATAGAGCATGAACATCACCGCCAGTCGTTTCCATCTTCAGGTCCATCAGCTTAACTGTGCCAGCTGCACCAGGGTTCCATACCAAAGCAACGTTGTCTGTGTAGTCAGCGTTGTAAGCGTTATTTTCCCCAGTTACCGCAGAACGGTTAGTGCTAGGCAAGTGGTTGGATTTGATAATGTCAATGCCAGCTACCTTCAGCACAGTGCCGTCGGCATAAGCACCTTGGCCGCCCCAGTCGCGGTTGATTACATCTGTTGTTTGAGCGAGCTTGTAATACTCAGCAGGTGCTAAGCAGCAATAGCGGTCGTTCTCGGGCAGGTTGTTCTCGTCCATCTTCTGGGCAGCTGCAAATAATGCAGCAGCCATTTGAGCACCAGTCACTGCAGCTTTGTTAGCAGCAATAATCTTGATGCGAGTACCACCAGGGAGGTCAGTGTTGAAGTTGGTAGCAGTACGTGCAGCTTTAGCAATAACAGCAGCTACGTTTTGGTCGTACCTGTATGCCAAAGCATTACCCATCTCTGCTGAGAACTGGGAGCGAACGTCATAGTGGTTCTTAGCTTCATCAATATCAGCCAGGAATACTGAACTGATCAGCTTGTCATCAATGTTGATGGTAGCTTCAGCAACCTTTTGTTGGGTGCCGATGATTTGGTTGCCAGGTGTGTGGTAGGTAGCTGAGTTCACACCAATGATGGGGAACGAAGCAGTCTTACCAGAGCTAATAGTGCGAACCTTATGAAGGGCTTCAAATACTGTTGACTTGCGGAAAGCGGTAAGGACTTCGCCAGCCCATACCTTCAGGAACATAGCGTTGTCGCCAGCGAACGCACCGCCGCCAGCGTTGTTGATTAGACCTAAGCGTGTTGCATCAAAATTGGGAGCAGCCATTAATTTTCTCCTAGAGAAGTTGGGTTAGGTTTCCCTGACCTGAACTCCTTTCACTGGGGGTGTCCGTCGCAACGGGCCGTCGATCAATGAGTGGGTCTAGGTACTAAAAGCATAGACCATAAAAAAGGCCCCGGTAACCCAGGGCCAAATAATTAAAAGACTTTAGATCTACTAAGCTTGGCTTCTATTTTCTTTCTATAAGCTGGATCTTTGTGGTACTTAGGATCACTCATTGCTTCCACAACTTGTGCTGTGGATTCAAATACATCACCGTCAGAACGTGGTGTGCGACCACCTATCAGCTTAGGTTCACGGCCATTAGCACCAGTGTACTTACTGTAAATACCAGCAGTAGCCAACTTAATTGTTGACAATGGCTGGGTATTAACCATGGAATCAAACGCTTCAACCTCTTCTTTACTTAGGTTCTTGGATGCCCACTCAACCATGGCTGCATACTCAGCTTCGCCACCGACACTGGCCTTTACTTCATTGATCTGTTGCATAGTTAATGCAGAATCCTTAGCAGCTTGATAGTTCAAGCCAGCCAGGTAGGCATCAACCATTTCTTTATTGAAGCCAGCCTGATCCAGTTGGCTGTAGTCATCAGTCGTAAGTTCACCCGACTCTTGCCAGCGGCTGTTCATGTCAGAGAAATTAATCTCTGCTTCTTCCAACCTGCTGCCAACTAGATCGCCATAGATCTCTTGAGCTGACCGTGACTCCGGCCCTGCTTCAGGTTCCTCTTCACCTTCTTCAACCTCTTCGGCTGTGTCATCAGGTTCTGGTTTGCCTTGGCTTAGCTTGGCTTGTAATTCCTTGTAGCCTTTCTCTAATTCTTCTACTGACTTGTACTTACCAGCCAATAGCAACTCTTCTTCAGTAGCTTCTTCGCCTGAGTTAGCTTCAAGAAAGGCAATGTTGTCAGCCGAAAGAGCAGGTGATCCTTCGGTCCTGATGGTAACTGGGTCGGGCATGGTGGTTAATTAATGGTGATGTGTTGAGCGTTATCTACCGTCATTGCAGGCTGAACACCTGGAGTGGCAGCAGATCCAAACTGAGTGGACTCAGTGATAATGATCTCTTCAGACGGGGGGACCGGGGGCAATAGCTCCTTCCCCAGCAGGCAGTTGTTGTTGTCCGGCGGGGTCGGGGAATTGGTTGGGGACTCCTTCGTCATTTGATTGCGGGCCATAAGGTGAACCTTCCTGGGTGTAGTTGTTTACTAGGTTCGCAAGGGCAGGAGACTTCATGCCTTGCGCCACCATTGCTTGCTGTTGCTGTTGCACCATCTGTTCATTAGCAGCAGCCGCTTCACCATCCAGTTGTTCTTTCGTCTTAACCAAATTGGTAGTGTCGATAGATTCACTGTTGGCTAACCGACGTAATGCCTCGTCTACATTAATGTATTTCTGCAATACCTCTGGCCCTAATACTTGGCCGACAGTAGTAATAAAATCAACCAACTTGTTGCGATCATCACCACGGCCAATAGCTTCAAGGCCAGTAACAGGCTTGGGATTAACCAATGCCTTGCCGCCTTCACCTTTAGGAAACGCTGGCAACTTGCGCTGCTTACGCATGACGTGCATCAAGCGACGCACCAGTGGCAGCTGTAACTCTTGAGTAAGGATTGAATACAGCCCACCAATACCAGCCTCCAACTCTTGGCTCATGTACCGGATCTCTTGTGCTGTTACCCGTTCGCCTGGTCGTTGGATAGCAGTGTTCAATAAGAACGCAAACTGCAACCGGCCTTCAATGCGATCAATCACACTGTTAGCAATGCTTAGGTCTTGTGACTTTTGGCTTTGGATAACAGTTACATCA